TTGAGGTGGTTTTGAAATTTGTTTACTCATTTGAGCACGACCCATTGCCATTTAACATCTCCATCTTCTTCTTGCTTGTCTTAATCTACTATTAGGATCTTTTGCGGCTTTTGGAAACTTTTTCATTTGACCAGCACTTCTTGCACAAAATGACTTACGTCTTTTAGCATCTTTGCTACCCTTCTTTACTTTTCCAGTTACAGCCGTTTTTAATTTAGATCCAGGGTTATCTCTTCTATAACGAGCAACGCCAGCCTTAGTCATACCTGCTCCACTCTTAGTAGATCGAAAGTATTTTTTTGTTTTAGGTGGCTGTTTGTCT